TACCTCCGCGCACGCGGAGAATACCTATCCGCGATGGTGCCGACATCAACCAGGTTGGAACTACCTCCGCGCACGCGGAGAATACGCCGCCGCAATCGCCGCTAAGCGCTTCTAAGCGGAACTACCTCCGCGCACGCGGAGAATACCGATGCTGGCCCTGGCTAAGGGTGGCATGGATGGAACTACCTCCGCGCACGCGGAGAATACTACTCCTCCACGCGGAAGCTGTGAAAATCCCCGGAACTACCTCCGCGCACGCGGAGAATACTTAGCGCGGCGTCGATTGTGCGCATGATGCGGGGAACTACCTCCGCGCACGCGGAGAATACTGCTCAACCGCAACGGCCAACAGCGGGGCCAGGGAACTACCTCCGCGCACGCGGAGAATACCGGCCACAGAGGTAGCCAGAGCTGCTCAAAGCGGAACTACCTCCGCGCACGCGGAGAATACTTCTCCAGGATTGTGGAGGATTGGGACCGCACGGAACTACCTCCGCGCACGCGGAGAATACGACCCCGCCGACCATCCCGCCCTCACCGAGATGGAACTACCTCCGCGCACGCGGAGAATACTGCCGTGCGCCACCATGGCTGCGGTAGCAACGGGAACTACCTCCGCGCACGCGGAGAATACGTGGGGGCAGGGGCACGGCTACGACCGCGGTGGGAACTACCTCCGCGCACGCGGAGAATACGGGCTGCTGCGACTTCCAGCAGCAGGTTTGTGGGAACTACCTCCGCGCACGCGGAGAATACATTGGGTGGTGGGTTGCGTACGATTAATACCCGGAACTACCTCCGCGCACGCGGAGAATACCCGTTCTGACCAGTGAAAACGGCGACTACCTGGGAACTACCTCCGCGCACGCGGAGAATACCCGTACTCGGCGATAAGTGCCGCTTCTACGGCGGAACTACCTCCGCGCACGCGGAGAATACATCGAAATTGACGACGCGGTTTTAGGATTGGAGGAACTACCTCCGCGCACGCGGAGAATACCCTTGACCAGGGATAACGCCCGATCCATTTTAGGAACTACCTCCGCGCACGCGGAGAATACCCTAAATCAGCTGGGTCTTTTATAACATGGTTCTCAAAAATGGGCCAAATTTAGCTCTGGAATCTAGAATTTATGGCCAAATTGTGGGGTGAAAATTCCATAACTTCCAATCCCCCATGATGAAGCCTATTCAACCAATGGAAAGGCGCCTCTCCACACCACTCGTTAAATGATTATTCCTGGAAGAAAACCCATTCAACCACTGAAAAAGCTCTTCTACACCAACAGGTGGAAAATCAGAAAGAACACATCATCTAGCCTGTCTTTCTTACTTCCAAAAAGTAATCATGCATGTTAATGCCTAAAGAAAGCTGAGCCACATTCTCCGGCAACTGAATAAGTTTCAATAACCAGTACATTAGCCATGGGCTTACCTCCGCATGCATGGAGAACGCTAGCGGCCCAGGCCAACGTCTCCCAGCCGATCGGCCTGTCCCATAGGTGCAAAGAATACGATGGCCTGCACGAATCTGCCCCCCGCCCCGGCGTCGTAAAGCACGCAAAGAACCCCAGCTCACACATATTTTGAGCTGGGGTTTTGGTGGAGCCGCCTGTGGGAATCGAACCCACGACCTTTTCATTACGAGGCAAGATGCAATTAGCTCTGACCTGTATGTTTATGGCCCGTGTTCGGTGTGTGTTCGGTGACAGCTTTTTGCGAGATTATTTCCATTTGGAAACCCCAGGCCAATGGCCTTTTATTTCGAACGCCGATTCCCCATCCTATGTACCCCCATCTTGATTATACACGGCTAGCCGTGTATAATAGTTCTTGTGAGCAGGAAACGCTCACGTTGAAAATTCAATAGTGGAAGGGAGGTGAGACCCATGGAATGGCACACCGTTCTCGGTCTGGTACTGGGGTTTCTCGGGGCATACAGCATGCTAGAGCGCATCGCTCAATGGCTCGTGAGAAAGTCTAAGCCCTGGCGCTACCGAGGTCGCCACCGCAAGTGACCCTCTCGGTTCAGGAAGCGCGAACCATCCTGAACCGGGGGTCACCCCCACCACTCTACCGCACGGATCAGAAGAAAGGAGGCCATTATGCCCAAGCGCCATATCGTGTTTTGCTACATCGTGCTGCCCATCGCGGCAGTATTGCTCCCCCTCGTAGGGGGCCGGCTCTGGGTGAGCGCCATGCTGCTTGTAGTAGTAGCGCTCAATGTTATTGTCGACACACTGTTAAAGGAGAAATGATGCGGCTAAAACTCGTTGACGAGACCGGCGTCGAGTACTGGACGGCTGGAGAGTGCGCCGCCTATCTAGGTATCGCGCCCGACACCTGGACAGCATATGTCAGCCGGCGCTTGGCCCCGGCTGCTGCCACCCGGTGGCATAATCTCCGGGTGTGGAGCGCCCGTGAAGTGCAACAGTGGCATGAGCGGCGCCCACGCCAGTCGCCGCGCTCAACCCCCCGATAACGCGAAAAATTCCCCCTACCTGATGCTTAACGTCAGGTAGGGGGAATTTTATGTTTGTTCGGGTGATGGGGCTGGTGCCGGCTGAGCGCACTGTGGTGGCCAACCGATAACGGAGGCAACCGTAGCGGGGATCGGCGGCGCGCCCGGAGGATCTGGGTAATCGGCCATGACGTCGAAAAAAGTCGAGGCGACACGTGCGTGTAGCTCGCGTTCTCGTTGCATTTCTTCCACTTTGGCTTCGAGGATGGCGACGCGGGTGGTCAGCCACTCCCTGAGGTCCTGGGCGGCTTTATCTACCGCCGCCGCTTTGCGCTCCAAGACGGCAGCTTTGTCGGCTTCCCGTTCGGCGCGCCGGTCAGCCCTGATTTTGTAGGCGCCACCGATAGCTGTCACGAGCGCCAGCATGATGGCTTCTGAGGCACTGATGCGCTCCCAGATGTTGCCCCATGCAGCACTGTGAGCAGGCGGGGCATCCAGCACCAGCATCACCGCCGGCGCCATACCTATCATTCGGCGTGCTCACCACCCGGCGCAGTGCCGCGGGCGTCTAGCTCGGCGCGGACGGCGTCGCGCACTGCGACGGTGACGTCTACGGGGGTGGTTTGGGCGGCAACCACGGCGCTGATTGCGGCGCCAGTGGAGGGGGTAACGCCGTTTTTCGTGAGACGGGCGGCGATGCCTGCGGCGATAGTGGCTGCGGCACCAACGAGGATGGCGGTGGAGTCGGTGCGGCCGGTAGCGGCGTAGGCTGCGGCCAGGGTTGCTAGGGCGCCTGCCACACCGCCAAGGCTGGCGTTGACCGTGTTAGCGAATCGCCGATACCAGGGCTGCTTCTCAATGGCAGTTGCGATAGCGGCTTGGACGGCATCGAGGGTGGGGTTGATAGTGGTGGTCATTACTTTTCTCCTTCTAGGATTTCGACAAACGACTGGCCGCTGGCCAGGCGCTGGTGGACATCACCGGGGGTGAGGCCGGTGGCCTGGGCGGTTTCCAGCACCGCCTGCTCATGCAGGCGAGCGTCGGCGTTGAGCACAAAACCGGTCAGGGTGTCGATGGGTTCGTCAGTGGTACGGTAGCCGCTGCGGCTGGGCAGGCGGCGGGTAAGAATGGTGTGAATGTCGTCGATTTTGCGCGCCAGATCCTCTTGGCGGTCTTGGGGGAGTCCCATAAAAATTCCTTCCTGTTGTGGGGCGGCGGTTGAGTAGGCGTAGCCCTTGGGCGGGATGAGTGTTGCTAGCTGGTCGAGGCCGAGCCAGTAGCCGTATGGCCAGAAACCGGAGTCGGCAACCCACACGCAGGGGTCGCCATTTTCGTCTTCCCCGGTGCCCATGATGGCGATGTAATGGAATACGGTGCCGCCGGAGTATGCGGGGGAGATCGACCCGTTCACCCCACGCGGGTAGTTGTCTGGCGGGGCGACGATGTTAGCGATAACGCCGTGCCCCGCGGCAATACTGGCCGTGATATCGTCCCATAGCAGTTCAGTCTGGGTTGGGGTTGGCGGGTCGTTCGGCATCACCCGATACTCGTACAGGGCACCGGGGATATACCGGTTGAGCACCGGGGGCATGTGGTCGATGCTGCTAGTGCCCTCGTCGGTTGTTCCCAGCTCAACAGCGAGCGCGAATTCGTCGATGAGTTTGCCGGTTGCCGCCCGGATCACGGTTTGACATGATGCCGGCCCACAGAAATATCCGGTGTCTTGGGTCACCTGGTCGCGTGAATACGGCAGTATTTTCTCTGCCATAGAGGTCTCCTTCCTGAGGATGCGTAAGGCTAGCCGGTAGCGGCGCTCACGGGTGTCAAGCCCGTTGGCGCCGCCGTTGATGCGGCGAGTCACGCCAACAATGTCGCCGGCGTCGGCTAGTTGGTTGATGTCAGGGCGGGCGACTGTCCAGTAGTAGGATGCGGACAGCCATCCCCAGCGGGGCGTGGCCACCAGCTCCGGCTGGCGTACAAACACCTCCGGGTCCCCCACCAGCCCCTGGGCGTGACACCAGTCGCCAAAAGCGCGGAAATTGTTTTTGCCTGTCAGCTGGATGGGGCCCGCGCCACGCCACTGCTCTCCCTCCCCCGGCCCATGCCCCAGATCAGTACGACCCCGCAAATAATAACCCGGGTCTATTTCCCGGAAATAGCGTAGGCCTGCGGATTCATGACCTACCTGAGCCAGAAACATTGCCTGGCGCAACGCAGTTGTGCACTGGGCGCGTTGCATAGCCTCATTTGCCGCCGCCACGTGTTGGCTGTAGTCGATATCGCCACCCATGATCGCGGCAAGCTGGGCGGTAGTGACCATAGTTCCCTCCTTCCATGAAGAAACCCCAACACCGCGATGGGTTGCTGGGGTTGAAGATTTTAAATAGTGGGATCAGCTAGCTGAATTGTAAACCGCTGTCGCATACCCCACTGTGGAATCTGATTGGGAAAACTGCACATAAACGTCACCGTTAGGAGAAATCGACATCCAGCCTGGATATGCAAGCTTCGTGGGGGTATACACCGCGATATAGCAGGCATTTGATGGGCGGAAAGCATAAGGGAGCGTGCCCTGGGAGCCCGAAGAATTTATATTCACATATAGGAATACGATCCTGCCGATTTTTTTGGCAGTCGAGTTATTTCGTAATACGCTTTCGTTTTCTATTCGGCCCAGTTTCTCCAGCTCAGTGTCCACATAGCCCTTGGTAGCAGCCTGGTCCCTATAGCTCGGGTCTGCTACTGTGACATGACCCCAGGGGTCGCGGACAACGAGGGTATTACCCCCCGTAGTATCTGTGATTTCCGGCAGATCAGTGATATCGGCCTTTGTGTGCGTGTGTCTGGCTGCCGCTTTGCCGGCTAGCGCTGTGTCCAGGCCGGTGATTTGGCTGGTTGTGTGGGTGTGTGACGCTGGTGCTTTGCCTGCCAGCGCTGTATCTAGTCCTTGGACTTGACCAGTAGTGTGGCTGTGCCGGCTGATTCTTGCATCCACGTATCCTTTATGCACTGCAGCGGCGTCGTTGCGGATAGCGTCGTCAGCTATGGTCAGCACTCCGTTCGATTGGGTTTTGACGAACCCCTGGGTTTGGGCAGCTACGCTGTACCCGTTGACGCCGGCTGTGACGATGCGTGGGCTGTCGGCGGTGCCGGTGAGGTCGCCTGCCAGTTGGATTTTTCCTTGCACCGTGGCGGTAGCGGGGGGCACGCCACTGGCGGCGTGGCCTGCGGATTCTTTAGCTGCCGCGGCTGCCTGCGCTGCTTGGGTGGCTGATTGCTCGGCTTTCGCTACGGCGGCTTTCGCGGCGTCCCCGGCAGCAATCATCTTCTGGTACAGCTCGACAACCCGGTCACGCTCGTCTGGGGTAAGGTCGCGGCCATTGTCCAGCGCCTCGGCAAACGTCGCGGTGCCGGGGCGGATAGCGATGTGAATGGGCTCGCCCAAAGTGCCGCTGTAATCAGGGATACACACGGCAGCGCCAAGCTCGATATCGGCGGTGAATTTACCGCCGGTGACGGGAACAATAGTGGGAGCGGGGAGAATAACCGTACCGGCGCTGGTGCGGGCTTCGGGGGCATGGATTTGCAGGGCAGTGACGGTAGCAGGCTGGTTAGTTATTAGCCGCAGGTCACCGGTGATGGTGGGCATGGTGGGGCCTCCTAAGGGCAGTGGCGGTGGTTAGGTGCTGGGCAGGATGATAACCGTCGCGGACTTATAGGTTTGGAAAATTCCGCCAGTAGCGGACTCGTGGTAGCGGCTGCTCGTGGTGATATCGGCGCAGGAGACGTCTGTGGCACCCTGGGTGGAAACCGCAATCATGAGGATCGAGCCAGTCCAGTCACCCTTGGCCTCGAATCTGGCGCCAGATCGAACCTGCAGCCCAGCGCTGAACCATTTGAGGGTGCCCCATGCTTCGCCGTTGTTGATCCTGCCGGATGAGCCGGTGAAAATATTGGCGCCACCGGTGTCGATATGCAGGATGCGGGGCATGCCCTGCACTGTGGTTTGTAGTGCTTCGATTGCTTTCCTGTCGGCAGCGCGGGCGGCTTGGTCCGCTTCTTTGGCTTTTTCGTCGGCGATGCGTGCGGCAGCATCGGCTTCCTTCGCTTTATTGCCAGCGTCGTCAGCTGCGGCAGCTGCTGAGGTCGCTTTAGTGTTTGCAGCAGCAGCCGCCGTGGTGGCGGTGCTGGCGGTGGTTGCCGCGGTTTCGGCGGTTTTGGTTGTGGCCAAGCGCCGTCGGCGTTCCTGTTCTATTTGGCCGAGGATGGCGTCGTTGTGGGATCGGAGGCTATCAGCATCAGCGATCATTTGGCCGCCGACGTGCACCCGCCAGCCCACCGCGGCAGCGTCACCGCTTGTCATGTCTATAGCGGTTACCGGCAGGGTGAGGGTTTTGCCCCAGATCAGCACGTCGACGAGGCTGGCGGTGGTGAAGTCGATGCCGGGGCAGAACCTGCCCAGACCACGCCCCGTGATGTCACGCTCGAAAAACACCGCACCCTCGACCCGGTTTTGGGCGGCGTCGATAATGGATTCAAGATTGGACTGTTGAGCATTGAGGTCGACACGGGCGTCGGCGCGGACGAAGCCGATATCGAACCGCCCCGTGGGTCGCTGATCTGGGCGGTAAACGTACCCCTCTTGCAGCCGATCGTTCTGCTGGGCCTGCTCCTTACCCTCGGGGATGTCCACTTGGAAAACTCCATACACATAAGTGGAAGTGCGGCGGCCGACGGTCATCTCACCGCCGCCAGCAATAAGCGTGGGCCTCATTATGGTGTCTCCTTTGCCTGCTCAACTGCCACGACGACCGTAGGCAACGACAACGCCAGACCGGTGACCGGCGGGTCGCCTGGCCACCACATTCGGGCGGTGATGATAACGCCTGCCGCGGCGGCTGGTTGGGCGATCTCTTCTAGCAGCGGCCCATCCGTGGGGCGTAGCAGGATACGCGGGGAGGAGCGTCCCGTCGGGGTGGCCGCTACTTGGATCGGTAGGTCCTTGGTGATCCCAGCAACCCGGAACGCTGCCGCTAACGACTCGGTAATCAGCCGCCGGATGGTGGCCTCGGCGGGGCCGTCGAGGGTGGCGCCGTCAGCGACGGTCACCATTTTCATCCCCGCGAGCTCCCGGGGCTGCGAGAACACAACCTTAGTGTTTTCCGGCCCCACCCAGTCGCGCTCAAACCTCTTAAACGACTGCTGCCACGTGGTCGGAGCAGACATCGCAGGAAATCTCGACAATAACTTCGTTAGCCCCACGCCGTGGATTGTGAGGGTGGCGGGGGCGTCGGCGTCGCCCCTTGCTACGGTGTGGGTAACCCAGTACACCCGGCGCGGCACGCCGGCGCGTTCTATGGCCACGAAGCGAGTCTGATCGGCGACGGGAACGAGCTTGCCTTCGGGGCTGAGCACGCCAAGTTGTTTGGCGACGAGCTCGGTGACGGCAGGGTGGATGATGCCGCGGCTGCTGCGGCACAGGACTGTAAGTTCTAGGGAGCCTGGGTCGTTGCGGGTTTCGGGCGCCACCATGGATGCCACGGGCGGCAGGTCCATGAGGGGGCTGCCATCAGCGTCGAGTAAGCCTACCCATTGACCTGTATCTGCGATGGCCTGTTCGCGGTGTTTACGGTGGGCTGTCCAGTCGATCATCTGTGTCACCTCCAGGGGTCGAGGGTGGAAACGTGCCAGGTGGCGGCGGCTCCAGCGGGCAGTTGGTACGTGCGCTGCCCACCTGCTGGCACCCCTTCAGGTAGGTAGGGGATTTGGCGCCATAGGGTGTGGTCAACGCCGCCGGTGGGGTCAATGATGGCGCAGGAGTCGGTGGGATTGAGGAGCAGGTGTCGGCGTTCGGAGGTGGTGGGCAGGGTTAGGGTGGCGCCGGAGGGGAGGGTGATGGGGCCGCCGCCACCTTGCCAGGTGATCTCCAAGTAGGTGGTGGTGTCACCGAAGTTTGAAACGTTGGTCTTGCCGCTGCCGGTGTAGGGGCCTACCTTCCAGACGCCTTCATCAGCGGCTAGGGGGATGCGCAGCTCTAGGCCGCTAGAGCGGCTGTACACCTCGGTGGGGTCGCTGATAGTGCCGTCTAGCCGGCATCGGAGCCTAGCTACGCCGCGGGGTGTGGCGACTGCTAGTTGCCCTAGCCTGTGGTGGGAGAACGCCCTGCGCAGCTCGAAGGCCAGCGTCTCCGCGGGCTTGGTGGGGGTGGAGTCTATCACCAGGGTCAGTGCCCCGCGGATCGGCTCAATGACATGTGATTCGAGTAGCTGTCCCGGCATGCCCACCGCAACGTAAGCACGCTCCTTAACGCTACCGACGAGTTTGTCGACGCCGCCCTCGGCGACTTCGATCTGGCCGCCGGTGAGGGCGAAGGATGCGCCGTCAGGCGACACGTAGGTCATCTCATACACGGGCGGGCAGCCCCCTTTCTAACTAGATTCGGGCGTTCACATAGTCGGCACCGGTGGCAGCCTTCACTGCCTCGGTCGTGATGCGCGCAACATCGGCGCGTGTAAAGGTGTTCACACCGTCGGGGATGCGCACATTAATGTCGATGGTTTTCACTCCGGCTTGGGTGGCGCCGGAGCGGGCAGCCTCCACCAGCGCGCGGGTGTGCGCCAGCTGGGTTTCAGCAGCCTGGGCTTGGCGTGCCGCCAGCACCAGCATGGCATCGCGCTTGGTGGCTGCCACGCGGGCTGCCTCGGTGAGGGCGTCGATCTCCGCCTTGGTGGTGGCTTCAGCTAGCTGCTTTTGCAGGTTCGCGTAGTCCACCTGGGCTTTTAATGCTTCGGCTTTCGCTGCGCCCGCGAGTTCTAGCTGTTGCCGCCTGGTATCGAGGAGGAGTTTTTGGGCGTCGGTGGCGAGCCCTAGCCGGTCGGTACGGTCTGTGGTTTGCCGTTGGATAGCGGCGATCTTCGATTCCACACCGTGGGCCATGCCGCCCAGGACGGCATCGGTCCATTGGTCGGCCAGCTTGGCACCGCCGATGGCTGCCTCGGCGCCGTATTGGGGGGTGAGCGCGGCGCCACCGATAGCGAGCGCTCCGCCGCCCAGGCCGCCCAAAACGACCCCGGCTTTCTGGGCTAGGCCCATGCCTTTCCAGGCTTCCTTCACGGAAGCTTTGTTGTTGAAGAGGTCGAAGCCGCCGCGCACCAGGTCGCCGAGGCCGCCGAGGGCGATAGTGGCACCTGGGATAGCACCCAGGGGGCCGCCGGCCGCGAAGCCTGCGGCACCGCCGGCAATGCCCGCGGCGATCTTGCCTAGGCCGCCGAGGAGTTTCCCGATGCCGCTAAAGCCAGCGCTAGCACCCTGGGCCGCCGCGGGGGTTAACCCGTATAGTTGGGCGGTTTGCTGCGTGAGCGCCTCGGTTTTAATCCTCAGCATCTCTGCGGTGTTCGCCTGGGTCAGGGTGGCGTCGGCAACATCTAGCTGGGCCAGGGCTTGCTTCTGGGTGGCGGCGTGCTGGTCGGCAGCCGCCTGGGCACGGGCCTCGGCAACCGCCCACTCCGCGGCCTTCACCGCTGCGGTTTGGGCAACCACCGAGTCAGCAACCTGCCCGATCGAGAACACGCCCGTGGTGCGGAAACGGTCGAGGGCGGCGCCCATGGCTTCGATACCGGTCGCCCCCAGCAGCGCCTGCTGCTTACGGGTTTCAGCTAACTGTTTCTCCGCCTGGGCCACCGAGATGGCACCCTGCGCACGGGCAGTGTGCACATCCCATTCTGCAGTTTGCAGGTCCAGCAGAGATTTTTGCAGCGCTAGGCTGTTGCGGATCTGCGATTGTTGCAGCTCCCCTATGGCCTTGCGCTCACTATCGGCGATCTCGGCGGCTTTGCCGAGGGTGTCGAAGAACTCACCGAGATGCCCCGCGGCGGAAGCTAGGTGCCCGCTCACGCCGTCGATAAGATCAGCCAGCGCCTGGTAGTAGGCTGCGGTGACTGTGCGCTCGGCGGCCTCTAGTCGCTTCGCGGAGTCGGCGGCTTTCTTCCTGGCCTCAGCCAGCTTCTCTTCCTGCTGGGCGATTTTCTCGGCAGCTTCTTGGGATTTCTCCGGGGCGTCTTCCCGTACTTTGGCAAGGTTGCGTTCGGCGTCGGCGATGTCTTCGGCGCTGGCCTTGTCTTTGCTGCGGGCTTTCCGCAGCCGGTCCTGAGCATCAATCAGCTTGTCAGCGTTGTCTCGCTCGGTTTTCGACAGGTCTTTGCGGGCCTTGGCCAATTCCTTCTCGGCATCGGCAATGTCCTTAGACTCGTCAGCAATCGCCTTGCGGGTGTCTGCCAATCCTTTTTCGGCGTCGATGACGACCTGGCTTTTGCCAAGGAAGCCACCGCCCCAGGCGGCTAACTCTTTGGACCCGGCGCGCACTGGTTTGTCCAGTTCTTTCGCGGCTTTGACGAATGCCGTGGTTGCCGTCGCCAGTGCTGCGGTGAGCTTGTCGACAGCGCGGGACAGCTCCGGGGATGCTGCCTGCAGCTGGCCACTACGGGCCGCCTGGCTCAACGTCGGGGGCAGCACCACCTCGGGGCGACCAGAAAGGTTGACCGCCACGCCACCGTGGGGCAGAATGCCGCCCTGGTCATAGACCTTTGCGCCTAAGTACTTGATGGCCAGGTCATGGAGCGATTGGGCCTCGCCCCAGCTCACGCTGGTGCCGCCGCCGGTGAGGCTGCTAAACGCCAGCTCCAGGGCGGGAAGGTTAAGGTCAGCAGCGCTGCCGGAAAAGTGCATCCAGTTCGTGAACCCCCGGCCGTCGAGAGGGCCGGCACCCCGCCCTATGGTGAGGCCACCACCGGTGTTACCGCCGGACTCAATATAGGTGCCATCAGGCAACCGGAGGGCGGTGTGCCCGTTGGCGCCGCCACCGTTATCCCACCAGCCAATCTGAAAATCGCCAGCGTTGCCGCGGCCAGGCAGGGCACCGTGTGCGGCAAGCCATGGGCCTTCCGTAGCGGTGCTCATGCGGGACTGGAAGATCGGCACATTCTCCCATGAGTTCACCGCGGCGCTCACAGCGCCGGAACAATCCACACCGGCCAGGGAAAAACCGCCCAGGATGTAGGGGGTGCCATCCAGCGGGGCCAGATCATTCTTAACCTTCTGCACCCGCCCGCCCGTAGCGTGGTGGGGCAACTCGTTATAGAGTGCCGCCAGGGCGCCTGGCCCATCACCCTGGTTCAGGTGGTGCAGGGTATGGTTGTACTGGTCAGCCGAGTGTCGGTTGATGACCCACTCGCCGGCATCCACCCACGCCACCGGAGCGCCTTGGGGGTTGACCGCAAGGATACCATCGGTGACGCCGGTGCCGGGGCCGGCTGTTGGTAGTCGGCCACCAGACGCTTTTCCTGAAAGCCCGGTGGCTTTCGCCGCTATGCCCATAACGCTGACTGGCCCCATAGCCGTCAGCGAAACTAGCGCATTCCAGAGATCACGAATCTTGTTGTGCGCAGGCGCGGTGTTCGCGTCGACAGTCGGCATCGCCGTGGTACGGGTGAGCGAGTCCAGCTGCTCCTTGGTTGTGTTAAACCCGGCATCGAACAAATCTTTGTCCAGCTCAGCCTGGGGACGGGCCGATAGGCCGGTCAGGTAGTACAGGTCACCTTTGGCAATCTCCCCGGACTTGAGGAAATCATCAATGATGAGCTGGGCTTGCGGGGAAGGCTTCTGGATCGCCAGATCATCAACCAGGTTCTTAGCGGCTGCCGCGTTGGTCGTGAACTTCGTGTCGTCCAGCAGCAGTTTCACGTCGACCGGCTTGTCGCCGATAGCGTCGGCTTTCGCTGCCACTTCTCCGAGCTTGGCCACGGCGTCAGCGTCGGTGGCGGTCAGCTTCATGTTGATGCCATCAGGGAGTTTTTCCGCCTTGACGCCTAGGTCTTTGAGTACGCCCATGGCCTGTTCGCCCACGGCTTTAACTTCGATGCTGGCGCCATCTTTGAGCGGGTATAACTGCGACCATACTGTGGCCAGCTCTTTCTTAGCGCCTTCGCTATTGACGCCAACCAGGGTAGTGATTTCCGTTGGCAGCACACCATAGGCATCAGCCAGGTGCTGGACTTGCTCCGCGGTCAGGCCGAACTCCTGGCCGATAGTGGCAAAGGAACCCTGCATCTGCTGGTACGCCTCATTAGTATTACCGCCCGCGGTGGCGACCTTTTCCAGCTCCTGCCGCATCGTCGAGAGCTTCTTACTCAGCTCCCTAGCAGAAGCGTTCGTCATATCCAGCTTGCCGGTTGCCAAGTCGCCAAGGTTTGCGCCCAGTTCTTCTACTGGGTGGTTCGCTGTCTCGGCGGATTTCACCATGTCATCCACAGCCTGAGCTGCGGAAGCCATGGCCTCTTCTGCCGCCATAGGCGCCAGGCCCATGGCCTGCATGATCGACTCCAGGGCGTTCAGCTTATCATTGGCATTGGTAGATGAATCCGCCAGAACATCAATTCCCTTGGCCGCCTGGGCGGCAGCAGGGTCAACCCGGCGCGCAGCAGCTATCGTGTCTTCGATCTGCTTCCGCGATTTCTCCAGGTAGCCCGCAGCACGCTCGCCTTCCTCACCAGCGGCACGCAGCTCTCTGACTAGCTTTTTGTAGTCGTCTCCACCCTCGGCAACAATACTGTTAAGATTCTCCATGCTCAGGCCAGTGGCGGTGAGCTTGGCTTTCAGCACTTCGTAGGCGTCTGATATTTCAGACGCACTGCGCGTCGCTTCCTGCTGTTCCTTCAGGGAAAGGCTGTTCCATTCGGAGGATGCGCGAGTAGGGTCCGCGTGGGAGATGAATCCCTCTCGGGCTTTGCCGACGGCGGTGAGCTGGGTCAAGCTGGCGTCGGCGAGGTGTTCTGCCGCTTTTTTCGCCTGTTCGGTTAGGGCGCCGGTGGTGCCGGAAACCGCTTTGGCCAAGTCGTTTTGGGCGGCCTGGGTTGCTTTTGTTGCTGACGCCAGTTTGCGCTGGGCGTCGGTGGCTGCGTGGTTTGCTTCGATGAAGCCGCCGACGACGGCGCCTGCCACCATGAAGCCGATAGCTAGTGGGCCACCAAGAGCATCACCAACGGCTCCCGCGGCAGATCGCATCAACGACAAGCCACCTTTAGCAGCGCCTGCAGCGGCATTACCGATTTTCGCGGCATTGGAGGCAATGGTATTACCGGCATAAAAGTAGCGTTTAGCCGCGACTTGCATAGTATCCGACCCGGAGCTGAATGCCTCCCGCGACCTGCCTAAGGCCTGAGTCAACCCGTTGGATGATGTAATCATGTATTGGGTTTTCGCGTCGAACTCGCTGATCGCCTTGTGGCCTTTTCGGTAGTATTCTTGCAGGTCAGCAACACCTTGTTTCATCGTGGCCATCGACTGGGTGGCTTGCTGGATTTTCGCAGGGAAGTCTGTCCAGTTTTTCAGGGCCATGACTGCGGCGATGCCGAGCAGGGGTCCGGTGAAGTCGTTGGCGAGTGTGGATGCGAGGCCGGCTACAGGGGTTAGCACAGTGATGAGCCCGTGCACGGCGCCGGAGGCTAGGTGTATGCCTGATTCGGCGGCGGGGCCGATTTTGCCGAGGGCGGCGGTGCCGGCGTCGGCGGCTGCTACCAGATCGTCCTGGAGGGCCTCAAACAGGCCGAGGGTGAGGTCTTCTTTGGCGTTGGCGAGGCGTTCCAGGGCACCTGGTAGGCCTTTGGTTTGGGCGGCGGCTACCTCGGCGGCCTGCCCCTGCCGGGTGACTGCTTCTTTGAGAGCATTGAAGTCTTCGGTGGTTTTACCTGCAGCGATAGAAGCGAAACGCATGGCATCGGAGCCGAACAGGGTGGCGGTTGCCGCCTGGTACTGTTCCTCCGTCATGCGGTTTGACGCGGCGTTCAGCTGGCCGATCAGGGATGGCAAGCCTACAAATTTGCCTTTAGCGTCGTAGACGGTTAGGCCTAGATCGTGGATGGCGTTTTGCGCGGGTTTGCCTTGATCGGTGAGCGCTAGCAGGGAAGTTTTCAGCAGGGTGCCGGCGTCGGAGCCGGTGATGCCGGCGTTGGCGAACATACTGATTGCGGTCGAGGTGTCGTCGATGCTCACGCCAAAGGCATGGGACACTGTGCCGGCCTGCTGGAGGGCCTGGGCCACGTCGGTGATCTCCGCGGCCGAAGCGTTCGCTGAACCGGCGAGAATGTCGGATACCCGGCCTGCTTCTTGGGCGCCCAAACCGAACGCTTGCAGAGCCTGCCCCTGGATGGTGGCGGCTTGGGCGGCGTCGATCTGGGCGGCAGCAGCCAGCTGCAGTGTTCCCTTGGAGGCTTCCATGGATTGGGCGACGGTTAGACCGTTCTTGGCGAGCTCGGTCATGGCCGCTGCGGCATCAGATGCCGACGTACCGGTGAGGCTAATGTCGTTGCCGAGTTCTCTAGCCTTGGCGCGCACGGCATCCATCTGCCCCGCGGTCGCCTGGGACACCGCCGCCATGGTATTCAGCTGACTCTGGTACTCGGTGCCGACAGACACAATATCGCTGGCGACACTGCCAAGGCCGAGGGCAACGCCGATACCTGCGCCGAGTTTCCCTGCAATACCCAGGGCGCTGCCTAGGCTGGATTCCAACGCCCTGTTGAATCCTTTAGTGTTCGGCTCAACTAAGATGTCGATTTTGCCGCCAGCCATCATGCCCTCCTCTTAATTAACGATCTAGTTGCCGCGCATGCGCAGAAACTCCGTGATGGTGATCTTTTTCCTTGGCGGCGTAGCCGTCTTCTCCGCCGCCTGAGCGGCCGCCTGCACCAGCTGCCGCTGCAGCGCAGGTGGACGAACCGCGACAGGCCACAGCTGTGGCTGCTCCGGGGGCTTCACTCCTAGTAGTTTCTGGCGGGTTTTCTCCGCCTGCGCCTCGGGGTCATCCGGGTCGGTGATCCACGATTTATATTCGGAGTTCAGCCAGTAATCCTCCCGGTCCACCAAGCGGGCGATGTTTTCATCAGTGGGAGTCCACTCATCCAACCCATCAGCGAGTATCGCCAGGTCAACCCACCACATTTCCGACAGCGCCTGGCGGTAGCTCAGGTGATATTTGGATTGGAACCCAACCAGCCGCCTAGCGAACTCGCTAGGACTAGTTAGCTGGAGGATGTAGGAAAAAAATTGCCGTCAGCATCCCGATAGCCGCAGATCTCACCGATAACATCAAACACCCGCATGACCTCGGCAAGACTCAACGTCATAAGCTTGTCAACGAACGCCTCTTGGTCTTTCTTGGGGGAGTCGGACACCAGGGCGATAACACGGGTGGCCTGGTCGTGTACTGCTTCGTCAGCATGGTCAAACAGTGCCCGAACAATGTCGTGAGCTTCCTGGCCGGTGAAATCTCGGCGCAACGACAGATCAACGCCGAGCAGGGTAACGGGCACAGGGTCGCCGCCGTTGATAGCAAGAGCGCGCTCGAAGAGGTCGATTTTTTCCATGAGGTTTGTTTTCTCCTAGTGTTTGGAAGGAATAAGGGTTTTAGACAGAGCCGACGCCTAGCCCGCTCTACATGAGGCCAGCCAGCTTGTCACGGAGGTTGTCGAGCACTTGTGGCGGGCGGCTGGGAGGTTTAGCCGGCCAAATAGGGCCCATAGCATCTGCTGCCCAGCGCGGCACCAAATGCACATGCAAGTGAGGGACAGTTTGGCTTGCTGCCACCCCGCTGGACTGGATGATATTCAGCCCGTCTGGGGCGACAGCTGTACGTAACGCCGCAGCAACCCGCAAGACAGTGCGAGATAGGCACGCGGCGTCAGCCTCTGGCAGCTCCCAAATATCGGGTATGTGCCGGCGGGGAACTACCAGGGTGTGGCCAAGAGCCGCGGGCCGAAGTGGGAAAAACGCCACGGCATGGTCGTCGCGGCAGACTTCCCGCGCCCAACCCTCCCCCATGATGATTGCGCAAAATGGGCATAAAGTGGTAGCCATTAGGGCACGGTGATACCTGCGGGCAGCTCGGGAAGGACTTCCTCGAAGCCTTCAAGGAAACTGTTGTCGAACTCCCAGCCGTCCAGGTTCTGGTCGTCGAGGGTGGCGCGCTTCGCCGGCGATGCCAGGGTCACGCGGGGGCAGTAGAACGCCATCTTGGAAACGCCGTCATCGAACCGGCAGAAGTAAGCGAACTCCTCACCAAGCCCAAGCTCGGCAACGTAGAGATCACCTTTCTTAGTGATCTTGCCGCCCTGTAGTCGGGTCAGCAAAGCAGCCTTCGAGTTGTCGACAGCGCGGAACTTCATGCCGCTCTCTAGAGCATCGCGGATGATCTTGTAGATGGCATTGCGCTTGTTCCAGATCTTCTTCTTGGTGACCTGCTGCTCGGCCGTCACCTCAATGCCTGCCTCGATGCCGCCGTAGGCGTCCCACCCGGTGAGGGTAGCGGCAAACGGGTCGGTGGGCATGGCGGTGCCTACGGGGGCTCGGAAAGCATCGCCGTCCAGCCACACGTGGGCTTTTTTGGAATCAGCATAATCGGACATGATTCACTCCTAACAGTTTAGATTGTGCGCCTGCGCAGGTGAACGCCAATGCGAACAGGCGCGTAGTAAATGATTCGGTCGAGACCCCGGCCTTTGTCCTCCAGCTGGATGGGGCCATCCACCCAGTGGGAGGACCAGGCATGGGTGTCATCAACGATGATGTTTTTTGCCCTGGCCATTAGCTCCCCGGCGCGGGTGGCGAGGTTCCAGGCGGTGATGTCGGGGTCTTCGGGGATGCGGGAGGCGTCAGGTCGGGGCACCCAGGGGGTGATTTGGATGAGCACCCGGTGCAGCCGGGGGTCGCCGCCCTGGTGGCCTACGGCTTTGACTGTGACGTGGGGTTTGGTGAGCGGGTCGGGGACTTCGCGGCAGGTGACGGCACCACCGCGTAGCAGGCGGACGAATTCGGCGTCAGCCAGTAGATGTTTGCGTACCTCTCCGGGGATGTAGGCGGTGGGGATTATGGCGCTCATCGGGGTCTCATGCCTCGGTAGCGGCCGAATCGCATGGCGGTGCCGGTAAGGACGGCGTGGGCGGGGGTATCAGCAGTGCCGTATTCTTTGTGGATTGCGGTTTCGTCGTTGTCGACAACCCGCACTATGGTGCCCCGAACGTTGGTGCCGATGCCGTCACGGTAGTCGCCGGTGAGAACGGGGGCGATAGTTTTAGCTTGGCTGGCTATCTCCTGGGCGATTTTCTTTCGGGCTGGTACCGTTTGGCGCCGCAGTTCGCGGAGTATTCGGCGCCGGTACAGGGTGAGTTTCGCTTTCGCCACTGGGGTCTTCCTCCTTTGCTTCCTTCTCAGCCGCTTCGGCGGCGCGGGCGGCTTGTTTCTTGCGGATGTCGGCGAGGTGGTAGGGGCTGCCGGCTGCGGTGTAGAAGGGATTACCGGCGTCGTCGGTGCCGTGGTAGATGCCGTCGTGGACGCCTTCCTCCTCGGGCAGTAACCGCTCGGCTTGGGTGGTGGGGATGGTTTCGGTCATGGTTGTTCTTTCTCCTTTGCTCTGCGGACTCGTGCCGCAATGTAGTCGGGTGGCCGGCCTGGGATGCCGCGGGCGATGCCGTCGCTGATGCACTGCCACACTCTGCCGTCGGGCCCTGCGAATTCGTCTTTGGCGGTGATGTCGAGGTCGGCCACAGCGGTGCCTGTGGGGGCGAACATGACGAGTCGTTCGTCGCGGATGCCTCCGGTGGGTGTGGTTTCTTGCATGCCGGTCCAGTAGGCCTCTTGGACGAGGCCGGTGCCGGCAATGGGTTCGTAGGTGGTGGCGATGATTTCCCCGGTGATGGGATCGTCCTGGGTGGTTGTTTGCCGCCGATACTGCCACCCAGGCTGGAAGAGGACACGAGGGGTTAGCATCGGTCCTCCGGCAGCGTAGGCGTGGCTTTGCGACGGATACTCCAGGCACCCTGGGCCAGCTGCGGGGACAGCAGGACGATCTCATCGGTGGTGAGCCATAGTCTTGAGCCCTGCCCCAACGCCCCGTCGGTTTCCCATTGCATGGTCACCTCCGGGTAGGCCAGCTGGGTGAGCCCACCCCGATCATCCTTGGCGATAGCGCGGGTCACCATATCCTCCACGACGCCAGCAACAACCTCGGTGCTGAGCCGGCGTTGCTGGATGCGGGTGGGGATGCTGGGGAACCGCTGGAGAACAATACTTTCCGCCCGTTCGATGAGGCGTTTCGCGTCCTCTAAGCGGGCGCTATCGAGGTGTGGCCACAGGGTTTTAGGGTCGGCGGTGAGCCAGGTGGCCATGGGGGTTACTCCTCCGCTGGTGGGGTGGCTGCGGTGACTGCCGCGATAATTTCGGCTTTGGTTTTGCCTTTGACGTCAATGCCGAGCTGAACAGCTACGGTGACCCAGTCGGCTTTCGGGGCGCCGTCGGCTGGTAGCTGGATTGGCGTCTCCTGCGGCGCTGTGGGATTTTCCTGGTCGAGGATGGTGTAGCCTTGCCGCCGGTAGTATTCCAGCCGGTCGTCGGGGACGTCGGTGCAGACGCCGCCGACGAACAGGTCAGCGCCGATGGGGCCGGTGTAGCCCTCGACGGGGGTTTTCACGATGGCCATGATGATTAGGCCCCGATCTTGACGTTGCGCAGCACCGCGGCAGCCTTGGTGGACTTGAGTACCGGGGCGACCGGCCCAAGCTCCACTTCGCCGCGCTTCACGGCACCGGAGGTGCTGAAGTCAGGCAACCACGTGCGCAACATCTGGCCATCGGTAGTGGTCACGCCGTGGAATCCATCTAGGCCGATGCGCACAGCATAGATGCTGGTCTTGCCCGCGGCCGTGGGGATCACCGGGTCGTTTGTGCCGGCTTTCTCGCCAGCATCCGCGAGAATGACGTTACCGAGCATTTCCCGGACGATTTCATGGCCATTAGCCCCCAGCAGCCCCTCGACCGGCTGTTGAGTGTAGAGGTTGGCCCGGCGCGCGGCTGCCCGGATCTTCGCCAGCACACGCTTATTGCAGAGCAGCAGGGTGGGCGGGCCATCCAGGGCGCCGAGGAGTTCGTCCAGGTCGTCGAGGATAGCCAGCGCAGAGTCGGCGGTGGTGAGAGCGGTCCAGTCTTTCTCTCCCGTGGCGTTCAGCTCGGTCACGGAGTCCTTTAGCGCCTTGTCTAGGCCATCAAAGCCTTTGGCGTCGACCGCGGTGTCGCCAGTGATGATCGCGTCGTTGAATTTCGCATTGGTGGCTTTGATGAGCTGAGAGGTTTGTAGGGCCACCTCGTCGCTGGCTGCGGGGCCGAGGTGGGCAAGCACCCGATCCACTTCAAAAGTACCGCCCAGTGGCTTGAGCTCCACGGACTTTTTTACAGTCTTGACTTCTTGGGGGGTGTATTCTTTGCCGATTTCGCGGAATTCGGCGCCCCGCTGGGTGACCAGCCGCCGGTAACCGTATTCGAGAGTGGCGCCACCACCTGCGGGGTTGACTGCAGTATCGAAGATCAAGGCGTCTAGCAGCGGGGAGTTTTTACGAAACTCGTCGATGATCGCCGGGTCGTAGTCTTCTAGGGTGTTGAGTTTGGCGTCTGCCAGGGTAATAGGCATAGCGAGCCTCCTTATTTTTTATGTGATGTTGTAGTGGTTACGGAGCGCTTCGGCGAGGCTGCGGGGGGCCGGCTTGCCGCCGGCGTGTTGCCCTTGGGAGGGGTCGACTGGCAGCTCGCCTAGCGCCGCGGCTAGGGCCTTAGCATCAGCGGCGAGTTCTTCCGGGGTTGAGCCCTGAAGCCGACCGGCTAGATCAGCAGGCAACCCCACAGTTTTCAGCGCCTTAGCAACTGCCGCCTGGCGGTGTTGTTCGGCGATCTGTGCTTCCAGAGCCGCCACGCGGTCTTGGGCTGTTTTGAGGTCTGCCGCGGTTTTCTCTTGCTCTGTCATCTGGGCGCGCTCGAACTCCGCCAGGCGCGCCTTCAGCGCAGCGTTTTCCTTATCGAGGGCCTGGCGCTTGTCGCGTTCCTTTGCTAGGTCGGCAAGCACTTGGGTTTTTGAGCCCCGACCGTTCGGTTCGCCGCCATCCCCGTCGCTGTCGGCGTCAGCATCAGCGTCGGCATTGCTGGTGGCTGATGCGGTTTCGCCTTCCCGCTGCCGGCCACTAGTCTGGGGGGCAGAAGCCGCCCCCTCGGCAGCACTAGAGCCGCCAGCTAGTGACTGACCGTCGATAGGGGGCTGTGTAACGCACCGAATGTGATAGCGCATTAGACCGTTGACAATCATGGATCTTCCTTCCTTCTTTGTTTTTGGGCATAGAAAAACCGACCTCCACTTTTGGGGGTCGGTGTCACAAGTTTTTAGGGGTTACCAGAGTGGGCAGCTGAGGGGCGGCGGGGCGGCGTTTTGGTACTTTTCTTTCCGGTCGCAAGGCTTCCACATGCCAATACCCGCAAGCGCATCTGCGTATTCTTCGGCCTGCTCACGTGGCCACCCCATGGTATCCATGTAGGATTGCACGATGGTGTCCCAGGGAGCATCGATAGGGGCATCTGTGAATAACATAATTGCAATGCTACACCTGGGTAAAAAATTCATCAAGAGCAGGCATAATATACTGCGCAAATTCGGAGTCCTGCCACTGTATGCTATCTAGAACGTGCTCCTGGCCCCTGTGAAAATTCAGGGTGTTTACCAGCCTCGGTACTCCGGTTTTAGTAGTCACCCACTGGGCATACGCCCGAGCAAAAAGCTCATCAGCTAACAAAAGATAGATTTGGGTGTGACTCTCCGTCAGATTCCCCGCATACGTTGCAATCTCACGTGTCGACGGTGCTTGCCGAATCGCAGCAAGCACGGGCTTCATCTCTGGCAGGGCTTCATATTTCCATTTGATGAGATGTCCCAGCTCATGAAGGACAGTTAGCTCCTGTCCCTGGAAAGTCCCGTTAATCGTTACTCGGTAACACGTAATCCCATTTTCAACGGTTCGGTACGAAGTTCCGCGGATCGGACTCTCTTCCACTTTCGTCCCGAGGCGATCACGACCGTTCATTAGCTCGATTTTGTATTCGTCGGGGAGGAACGTTTTCCCTTGGTGCGCGTCATCCATATAGCTCAGTGCCCGGTTGACAACCTTGCGGAATTGCCTGGGGGTCGTGGTTATACGCTGGGAATACTCGTGTTTCAGCCGAGCGTCAATCTCGGCGCCGAGGGCGGGTTTAGCTTGATCGTCAGCGCTGCTTCCTGCAGAGAGCACAATGCTGGGTCTGGTGTCGATCCTGCGTTTGGCTGCCAGAACAGCGGGATCACGTTTCGCCCATGACCACTTACCAGATAGGTCTGGTGTGGCGTCGGTGAGGAAGCCGTTCTTATGTAGCAGCGCTATGGCCAGGTCGCGGTCGTCGCCGGCGATGCGGTAGATTTCTTCCGGCATCAGCCTAGCTACCGACGTGCGTCGGTACCTGCCGCCAGCTTTTTGTAGCACCGCGCCATATTGCTCCCGCAAGTATTCAGACGCCCAGCCGCGCTTGGTGGTGCCTTCGGTGGTGATGAGTCGCCGCCTACCACCTGCCGAGGTGATGGCTTTCATGCCCCGGCGGGCGTTAACAACTTGGTTAATGTCGACGCCATCGCGGATAGCCTTGGCGCCCGCTTTGGTGAACACCTTGGCCTGCTGCTCCGGCGCTAGGGAATCGAAGTATTCCTTAGCGTCGAAATAGAACAGCTTATGCATATCCGACGTGGCCTCGGAGACCGGAATGGCGGTGCAGTCGCATCCGGGGTGCCGAAGGAACCGCATACTGCTGCTGCCTTTTTTACCGGCCAGGATGGCGCATCTGGCACAGCATGGGGGGCGAACCACCCGGATCCACGTGGTGCCAGGCCTGGCGGCTAGGTGGGTGAGTATGGCCATGCGGGCGGCATCAGAGATGGCGGTTTGGGCGGCGGTTGCGAGCATCACGCCCGCGTGGTGCCACGCCTGCGCCCGCTTCGTGATAGGGGCTTCGGCGTCGACTAACTCGGTGATTTTTTGGGCTTGGGCGTAGGCGAGTCCCATCACGGGGTCGCCGCTGCCTGTTACCCCTGCGAACGCCTCCGGGTCCGCCGACAACCCCGACACCTGGTCGTAGTGTTGTAGATCCAGCGCAACATCTGCTGACGCGATTGCCGCTTGGGCCGCCAGCAGTTGCCCGTGGGCCACCATCTCGGTGAACGCCAAGGCGCGGCTGGCGAACCAGGCATTGGGGTCTTGCGGGCTGTTGGGTCGCCAGGCAGCGAGCACTCGCCGGACTATCTGGGCGATGAGTCGCTGCCGGTAGTCTGCGGCGGCTTGGAGTTGTGGGGGGAGCCTGGAGTACTGGGAATCCAGCATGATGGTAGGCCTCCCTCCATACCACTAGACGACGGCTAGCGCGACTACGGCGGTTCGCGTTCGCCCGAGTTGTCGTCGGCGCCGCGTTCGAGTTTTTCGATGATGCCGCCCATACTGTTTTCCTGTTCCAACCACTCCAGCTCACGGTCAATGCGTTGTTGCGGCCATCCCATCTCGGCCATGGCCCCGCGCACTGACATGAACGGTCTGCCACCAGTGCTTTTTTGCAGCGCATCGGCGCGTTGCGACTCGGTGGGGGTACCGGGGTTCTGCCACAGGGTGCTGATCTGGCCATCGGCGTCCCAGCTGCCGGTGCGGATCCGCTCGGCGATGCCTAGCGCCCACGCCCAGCCAGCGCCCATGAGGGTATTCAGTCGCTCCACCTGTTTCACGAGTCGGGATTCGTCGGCGCGGATGGCGCCCTCGGCGGCGGGGTTGGCGGTGTTTTGCCCCATCATCCGCACCGGCAAACCGGTCACGGTTGCTGCTTGTTCGGCCAGCATCTTGATGGTGTCGTGGAAACCCGTCAGTTGGGCACCCGACAACTGCTCAATCTTGGCGTCTTTGCTGGAGATCGCCCAGATGGCGCCCAGATAGGTCTCCCACGGGTCCTCAATCTGGTTGCCATCAGCATCTACGAAATCCTTCTGAGACACGCCCAGAGCAACCTTTTGAGGCGTCGCCACGGTCTCCATGGCTAGCTGGAGCTGCAGCATCACCCGGCCCGCCATATCAACCAGGGGCCGAAGGTCTGCCAGTTGGGTCTCACCCGCCCATTCCCCGGTTCGTTGCCGGTTGAGAATCATCACCAGCGGCACCCGGCCTAGGCGGTGTTTGATGCGCCTGACCACTTCCCATTTCCCGGCGCGACGGTCGATGAGCACGGTGGAGTCGGGGAGGTAGAGAGTCATGTATTCGGCGATGCCGGTGTCATCCCGGTAGATGCGGAGAGCCGCGGTCATTTCGCGGGTGCGCGCATCGACCAAAGCAGCGATGTCTTTGGGGGATTCGGGCATGATCCGGGGCCTACCGCCGCCATCGCGGGCGGCAACAGAGATAAACGCCCGACCGTAAATGAGCAAATCGCGGTGCACCAAATGTGATAGGCTGTCCAGATCATTGGCTTCCCAGTCGGCACGCAGCTCGGCATCCTCTTCGAGTGCCCCGGAGCGCAGGAACATTCGCACATCCTGGCGCTCCTCAAGGACGTCGATATAGGTCCTGCACCAATTCAGAGGGAAAGCAAACTGCTGCACATCGGGCGGCACCGCGATGCCAAGATTGCCGATTTCCTGCATGCCCCGGTAATAGTGTTCATTCTTGCGGTCCTCCCGGCGCTGCCGCTGAATCTTATTGAAGAGCTTTTCGGCGAGTCTTCGTTCTTCTGGTGTGAGCTCCATTCATTGTCACCTCCTTCTGCGGCGGCCTAGCACAACAACCCTGGCGGGCGCTGAAGCGTTTTCCCAATCACCAGCATGGGCGTCCATGGCTGCTTCGTGGGCGAGCACGGTGGCCATGGCGGGGTCAATTTTTTGCTGTTCTGTTGCTTTGCCGAGCACGTACATCTGGGCGGGCTTGGCGACTTTTCGAGCGTTGGCTATGGCCAGACTAGTGAGCGGGCAGCCATCATGGGTGATGCGCCCTGTTGCAAGGTCTACCTCGAACCGTCTAATTGCTTGGCACATGCGTTTGATGCTGTTTGTGGCCCACTCGAACACATGCTCGGCACCGTATTTGAGTGCCCATTCACCGATCTCGGAGCGCCAGTCTTGGGGGTCGCAGTACATGCGTTCTATCTGGTAGCGGTCGAAGATTTCGTCGACGGCGGCGGCTACTTCCCCGCGGGGTATCCGGCCTTGCCACTCGGTAGGATTCCAGATAGTGGGCCTGTCATCTGGCCCGTAGCGGGGGGTGAACGAGAACCCACCAAGGGTTTCGGCCCTGAGCGCGGTCCAGTCGTTGTTTTCTGACCCGTCGAAGCCCACGCAGATGCTAGTGCCGTCAGGGGGATTCCCAAGCCATTGCATAGTGCTCCTCCCATAGTCCTGCTGGCAGCCAGCTGCCTGATGAGTAGGTGATCCGGTTACCAAAAAAACGCTCGGCCTGTTCGGGGTCGCGGAGGGATATTTCTTCAGCCTCAGCCAGCACCGCATCGATATTGACCCAAGGGCTGCCTTTATAGACGGCTTCGAGGATTCGGCGCCGGTCTCGCTTCCGCTCCCACTTCAAATGTTTGGGAGGCGGGATGTAGAATGTCGCCACGTCAGCCAGGTTAGCTTCGAGCGTCGTTTGGGCAACCGACTGCTCCGCACTGTCGTAGGCGTTTGTCGTCTCGATCGCTCTACCACCCATGCCTGCCAGGCCGCGGCGTTGGGCGTCAGCAACCTTTGTCATGCGGTTACGCTTGGTCCATAGCCCCGTCTCGTCCTGTTCGCAAAACGTCACGGGGTTGCCGACGCGGCTGTCGGCGCTGGCAGTTACGGCGTCGATCCGGTCGGCGTCGTCGCCGCCCAGGCCGCCGAGGATGCGCACGAACCCATCACGAACTGCCATTTGGTGCCGGAGGGGGCCCATCTGGATCATCGCCCGCAGCGGCCTGTAGGTGTTTTCCACCTGGTCCTCGGATGTGGCAGTCAACTGGATCAGTGGCGACGGGTGAGGGCGCCCCTTGGGCTCACCAGCCTGGTAAGGGAAGGCGAAACCACAGCCACAGCCCCAGTCAGAACACCGGTAGACATCCCCCGCAGCAGCCCAGCCGTCAAACTCGGCAGGGCCCACTGCCTGAATAGCCGTCATCGACGCCGCCCACGGGCCCTTACCGGTCTTTTGCGGGGCAATCACCTGCAACCGCCGGTAGGCGAATGCCCTGGCGCCCAGTGGAACGCCTTCCCATTGCAACCCGGCGCGAATCCTGCCGAAGTTGGCAGCGCACCAGAATTGCCAATCGGACCAAACGAATGCTTCCCCGCGCCGATAGCCGTCGGGGATGAGGCAGTGGGCCTGTGCCCATGCATCCCACAGATCCCCGAGGGTGGGGAAGTCGACAAGCCAGTCAGTTGGCAGGATCATCGTCATCGTCCTTTACCGCTCGCAGGCGACGTCTGAGCGGACTATCACGCTGTGGTGGCGGGGCCGACTCGGTGACGGAGTCGTCGTCAGCGGTGGAGATCGTCCAGCCGTTGAGTAGGAGACCAGCAGGCGACAGGCCGATGCTATCGGCGAGCCGTAGCACTTGGGTCATCATCGACGGCGTAGCCCCTGGTGCCTCACTGCGGACAGCCCACCGCACGTAATGCGCAATAGTTAGCCACCGCCATTCTTCTTCAGCCCACGCCACAGCCTGGGGAAACCGCCAAATCTTTTTCCATAGGGCGCGTTCCCTGGTGTAGCCGGTTGGTAGTGGCCACGGCGGGGGTTTGCCCGCGTAGCCGGATGCCGGCAGCACCCGCAACTCCAAGGAGATACCGCGGGCATCAGAACGGCCGGACCGCGGATCCGGCGGCGGCCCTGACCGGGGCCTAGCACCACCACTGGGCATAAAAACCACCCCCTACCAAAGGTTTCATCAAGCAAAATATCCGGTTTGAGGGTTCAAAAAATAGCAGTCCAGAGGCGGTTTTTGAACCCTCCGCACCATCTAGCTACCTCCGTCACGGCCAATAGCGGGCCTGCTACAGGGGGTATCCCCCTGGGTCAGCGGCGGCCACGGCGGGCGGCGACCCGGTCGGCGCCGTGCCGGCTGTTGCAGCTGCGGCACAGCACCGCCAGGGGCTGGCCGGGGTCGCCGCCATCGGCGAGGGCATGCGCGTGCTGGGCGGTGAGGTCCCGCGCCGGGTGCGGCGGGGGGGGGGGGGGGCGGGGGGGGGGGGGGGGGCGGCGGGGA